CTGAGATTTCTACTCTTCCAGGAGGTCAAAACCTGGGTGAGATCACGGACATCGAGTACTTCAAAAAGAAATTATACAAATCATTAAATGTTCCTATCTCCAGAATAGAAGGAGATGGTGGATTTAACCTTGGTAGATCATCAGAAATACTAAGAGATGAGTTAAAATTTAGTAAATTTGTTGGACGTTTGAGAAAGAGATTCTCAAGATTGTTCAATGATATGCTTAGAACTCAACTATTATTAAAGAATATAATTACCCCAGAAGACTGGGAAACTATGAGTGAGCATATACAATATGACTTCTTATATGATAATCACTTCTCAGAATTAAAAGAAACTGAGTTATTTAATGAAAGATTAGCAGCAGCAACAGCAGCAGAACCATATGTTGGTAGATATTATTCACAAGATTATGTAAGAAGAAGGTTATTACGTCAGACAGATGAAGAGATATTAGAGCAAGATAAGATTATGAAGAAAGAAATTAAGGATGGGGTTATTCCTGATCCTATGGCACCCGTAGATCCTGAAACTGGTGCTCCTCTTGGAGATCTTGGTGCACCTATAATGGAACCAGATTTAGAAAAGGCATCTCAAGCTGCTACTATGAATAGTGCCAACCTTGATACAAGTGTCGTAAGACCCAAGGGTGGTGAAATTTAAATATAAAAGTAATGCAAGTAAAATATTTTTTTCCTACTCCAATTTGGAGTACTAGGATTGATTTTGATAATAATCTATTAGAAAGACAGATATACGAACATCAGAAGCACCATCCTAATCAGCAATATTCAAATAGAGGTGGTTACCAAGCTGATTTATTTCATAATCAGGATTGGGTGGACATGGTTGCCTCTAATTGCCCACAAAGAAATGATATACCTTTAAAGGATATTGGTGTATATTCTTGGTGTAATATAAATCCAAGGGGTGCATATAATCATAGACATGTGCATAATGATACTAATATATTTCTCTCTGGTGTATATTATGTGAAAGTGCCAGAGAATTCTGGTGTCATAAGGTTTTGGGATCCTAGAGGTCCATTAATGCGTGTTCAAAGGGAGAATGAGTATTTTAACCACTCTCCTGAATTTCACGATATAACTCCAGAACCAGGATTATTATTATATTTTCCTACATGGTTAGAGCATAATGTCACACCTAATGAAACTGATGAAGATAGGATAACTATTGCGTTTAACATAAATGCTAATACAAGTGGAAACACCTATTATAAATAATGATAAATATAAAAGGATTACTCAAATTGACATTTTAACATGACTGAACCAACTGAATCACCTGATATGAATGCAGTACAAAATGAATTAATGGATATGATCATCGCTGATGAGTCTCCATCTAATATTAGTGACAAAATAAAAGATATGTTATTTGCTAAATCTGCAGAAAAGATTGATGCTTTTAAACCAGAGGTAGCGAATAGTACTTTTAATTCCGATATAGAAGATTCTGAAACAGAAGCTCCCGTATCAACCGAAGATGGTGCTGAGTAATTATAAATAACTATTACATGAACTTTTAAGGATAATGGCTCTAAAACCTGTAGGAAACCAAGAAAGTATAACCACAAGTGGAAGTTCTGCTAAATCTGGTGCAATAGACCAAAAAACAAAATATCTGCGTGTAGTTGCTATAAGTAACGATGCATATATTCAAGTTGGTCCAGAATCACCCGATCCAACAGCAACATCCGCAAGTTTTTACTTGGTTGAAGATAAACCTGAAATTTTAAGTTTGGGTTCAGTTAGGGCACAGACAGTTCAAAATGTGACAAAAGGAGCAACAACTGTAATAGATTTCCAATCAGGAACTGGTTCTCAGTTTGTGGTTGGTGATTATGTTTCATTAACAGCTCCTGGACAAACTGGATTTAACTTTAGTTTTAAAGAAGTAACTGCAGTTAATAATACTGCAAACTTTGATGGTTATCATGGTACACGAATTACAGTTGATTATAATTCAACTGGTGTTTCTGGTACTTGGGATCAAACAAAAGAAGGTTCAGATTTGAGAGCATCGTTTAAAGTTGCAGCACTTCAAGCAGGTGGTGCAGGAACTGTGAAAGTACAACAAGTTCAAATAGTAGGAGATGCCTGATGAAACTGATTAGAGAAGAAATTGAAAGTGTAGAATTTATTACCGAAGAAAAAAACGGTAAGAAATCTCTTTATATTGAAGGGATCTTTCTACAAGGAAACATCAAGAACAGAAATGGTCGGATGTATCCAATGGAAACACTTCAAAAAGAAGTGGGACGTTATAATGAAGCACATGTTAATACAGGTAGAGCACTTGGAGAATTAGGTCATCCTGATGGTCCAACTGTTAACCTTGATAGAGTTTCACATAAAATAACATCTTTAAAAGAGTCTGGTTCTAACTTTATAGGTAGAGCAAAGATTCTTGATACACCAATGGGACAAATTGCAAAGTCTCTTATAGGTGAAGGTGTTAAATTAGGTGTTTCTTCTCGTGGTATTGGTTCATTGAAACCAACCAAAGAAGGATTTAATGTTGTTGGTGAAGACTTCATGTTAGCAACTGCTGCTGACATCGTTGCAGATCCATCAGCACCTGATGCTTTTGTTGAAGGTATCATGGAAGGAAAAGAGTGGATTTGGGAAGGTACTATCCTTCGGGAAAAACTCGCTTCTGAAACCAAAAACAAAATTGATACACTTGTATCACAAAAAGCTCTTGAAGAGCATAAAATAAATTTGTTTAATGAGTTTATAAACTCATTGTAAACATTATCTTTATAAATAAATATAGATTTTAACTTTTTACAGGAAATCGGAGAGAACTAACAATGTCTAGTGGCAAAGATTTACAAGAAATGGAAGTAGGCACAACTCCCTCTAAAACTGCTGCCAACGCTAATGCGTCACCAGGAGAACCAATGAAGAGTGGTCCTGATGGGGCTGCTACTCCAGGGCAAGGCACAGTGGAAGATTTGGGTGGTCCTACTCCAGATAACTACAGATCAACAGATGATTCATCTAAACTGAAATCTGCTGGTGCAACTCTAAAGCAAGTTAGAGATGTAGTTAACAAAAATGCCACTGCTGGCGACCAAACTGCTGGTAAGAGTGCTACTCCAGTTAAGGTTCCTGAAGAGGTTGAAGCAACTGGTGAAGATGTAGTTTCTGAGGAAGAAGAAGTGTCTACAGAAGAAGTAGTTGCTGAAGAAGAGACAACAACAGAAGAAGTAGTTGCTGAAGAAGAAACTACTGAAGAAGAAGTTGTTGCAGAAGCACCTGAGTACACAGAGATAAGCATCGATGAAGATGTTAATGCTCTTGTAGAAGGTGAAGAGCTTTCTGAGGAGTTCAAGGAAAAAGCAAAAACAATCCTTGAAGCTGCAGTAAAAGGCAAAGTAGTACAAATCAAAGAAGTACTTGATGCTGAATACGAAGCAAAACTTCTCGAAGAAGTTGAGTCTATCAAGACCGCACTTAATGAGCGTGTTGATAGCTACCTTGAATATGTTGCTGACGAGTGGTTCACTGAGAACCAACTTGCAGTTCAAGGCGGTCTTAAGGAAGAACTTACTGAGTCCTTTATGACTGGCCTCAAGAGTCTTTTTGAAGAACATTATGTAACTATCCCTGAAGAAAAATATGATGTGCTACAGAGCATGGTAGAAAAACTAGATGATATGGAGTCCAAACTCAATGAGCAAATCGAGAAGAATGTAAGTTTGAATCAAAGACTTTCTGAGTCTGCTTCAGATGTAATTCTTGCCGATGTTTCTGAAGGTCTTGCTGACACTCAGAAAGAAAAGCTTGCCTCACTTTCCGAAAGTGTAGAGTTTGAAAGTGAAGATAAGTATCGTGAAAAACTGGAGACACTTAAGGAATCTTATTTCCCTACAACATCTCCAACTGCTAATAAGGCAGAGAGTTTATCAGAAGGAGTCGATAGTTCACCTGAAATTGCTTCAGGGACAATGGCTAAGTATCTAAAAATGCTCTCGTCTACTGGCAAATAACTGATTTTAAGATTAATCAAACGTAAACACCTTTATTTTTAACCGCAATGTTCAATTCAGAACAGTTGCAGGAAAAGTGGGCACCCCTTCTTAACGCAGAAGGAGTTGATGATATCAAGGATAATCATCGTAAGGCCGTCACTGCTGTCCTGCTCGAAAACCAAGAAAAATTTCAAAATGAACAGACTGCATTCAATGAGTCTGGTTCATTCTTAACAGAAGCATCACCAACGAACTCAACAGGTTCTGCGGTTGCAAACTTCGACCCCGTTCTAATTTCTCTAATTAGACGTGCAATGCCAAACTTGGTCGCTTATGACCTTGCTGGTGTTCAACCAATGTCTGGTCCTACTGGACTTATCTTCGCAATGAGATCTCGTTACGAGAGTCAAGTTGGAAACGAAGCATTCTACAACGAAGCAGATACAGGATTCTCTGGACAGGATGCTGGATTTGATAACGAAGGTGGAATGACTGATAAGTCAGTTGGTTTCGGTACAACTTTACAGAAGGGAAGCAACCCTGGTGTACTAAACCCAACTGCGTCTGCAACTAAAACTGACTACAACGTTGGTCAGGGTATGACCACCAACGAAGCTGAAAGTCTTGATGGTACAGGCAACGATGCCTTCAACCAGATGGCATTCAGCATCGAGAAAGTAACAGTTACTGCGAAATCTCGTGCGTTGAAAGCTGAGTACTCATTAGAGCTTGCTCAAGACTTGAAAGCTATCCACGGCTTAAATGCTGAAGCAGAACTTGCTAATATCCTTTCTACTGAAATCCTTGCGGAAATCAACAGAGAAGTTATTAGAACTATCTACAAGACTGCTGAACAGGGTGCTGTACAAAACGTTGCATCAAACGGAATCTTCGACTTAGACATCGACAGTAATGGTCGTTGGTCAGTTGAGAAGTTCAAGGGACTTCTATTCCAGATTGAGAGAGATGCAAACGCTATTGCACAAAGAACTCGTCGTGGAAAGGGTAATGTGATCCTCTGCTCTGCAGACGTTGCATCTGCTCTAACAATGGCTGGTGTACTTGACTACACTCCTGCACTTAATGCTAACCTTAATGTTGATGATACTGGTAACACATTTGCTGGTACTCTACAAGGTAAGTACAAAGTCTACATCGACCCATATGCTGCTAACCTAACTAACGCCAACGGCACACCAGGTAACCAGTATTACGTTGTTGGTTATAAGGGTACTTCTCCTTATGACGCTGGATTGTTCTACTGCCCATACGTTCCTCTACAGATGGTACGTAGTGTTGGTCAGGATTCATTCCAACCTCGCATCGGATTTAAGACTCGTTACGGCATGGTTGCAAACCCATTTGCTGAAGGTCTTACCAAGGGTCTTGGTGCTCTTAATTCTAACTCAAACCGTTACTACAGACGTGTTGCTGTTAAGAACCTCATGTAAGCGAGATGCTTATATTTCTCAAAGACCTCCTCTTGCAGGGGGTCTTTTTTTATGCTATAATACTATTATGAAATTTAATAGAGAACAATTAGAAGTAGATGTTCTTTTTCCTACTCTCTTTTGGTTTACTGAAATTGAAGATGTAGATAATCATAGTTTGATTGAGTGGATATACAATGAACAGAAAAACAATAAAGGAAGAAAATATTCAAATATAGGAGGATGGCAAAGTGAATATGTTAATGTAGCAGAACCACCATTTGATCAATTTCAAAAAATAATTTTAGAATCAACAAAGTCATTACAGTTTAAAAAATCAACTCAAGGTTTTAATATAACTATGTGGGCTAATATTAATAGTAAAGGGAACTGGAATCAAATACATAATCACAATGGTGCAGATCTTTGTGGTGTATATTATGTAAAGGTTCCTCCAAATAGTGGTAATTTTGCTATTAAAGATCCTCGAATAACAGGAACACCTTCTGAGTATATTGGGTATTGGGATAATCATAAGTGGAGATATATAGTACCTAAAGAAGGAAATTTTATGATGTTTCCACCGTATGTAGAACATATGGTTATGCCTAATGAATCTGAAGAAGATAGAATATCTTTATCATGGAATCTCCAATTCTTTTCATAAATAGTTAAAAAGTACCTTATAATGGCTAAAAGAAAAAGACCAGCAGAAAGACCAGGAACACCGATTGAGAATAGAAATTTTCTATCTCCAATTGGTTTTAAATTTGCATTGAAAAGAAGTCCTGCAACTGCATTCTTTTGTAATGAAGCAAATATTCCATCTATTGATCTTGGAATAGCAGAGCAACCAAGTTACCTAAAGAATATACCTCTTCCTGGAGATAAGTTAAGTTTTGGTGATTTGAATTTAAGATTTTTGGTAGATGAAGACTTGACAAACTATATGGAAATTCAAAACTGGATGAGAGGATTGGGTTTTCCTGAAGAAATAAAACAATACCAAGATTTAGAAAAGGAAGCAGTTCTTGGTCCAATGGGTAAGTCAAGTGGTGATGTTACATCAGATGGCACACTACAGATTTTAAGTAACAGTCTTGTTCCAAAATTTCAAGTAGTTTTTGAAGACTTATTTCCATATGCTCTTTCAACAATTACTTTTGATGCTACAGATACTGACATTGAATATTTTTCAGCAAATGTATCATTCAAATATACCCTTTATAATTTAACTGATATGGAGAATAATCTTTTATGAGTATTAATCTTGATAAACTTCAAGAGATGTGGGAGAAAGATGCACAGATAGATAGAGATAATCTACACGAAGAATCATTAAATGTCCCCTCTCTACATGCAAAGTATTTTGAACTTTATAATACAATCTTTTTATTAAGGAAAAAGGCAGAGCAACAAAGAAAGAATATCCGTCATGAACGGTATGAATATTTTAGTGGAAAGGCAGATCCAGATGTTTATATTGAAAATCCATTTCCAAAAAAGATAAGAGATAAAGATACCATGCAGAAATATCTTGATGCGGATGAGAAGCTTTCTAATTCATCTCTTAAGATTGACTATTATGATACAATGTTAGTATACTTAGAAAGTATTCTTAAAGTGATACAGAACAGAACATATCAGATTAAGAATGCAATTGAGTTTATGAGATTTAATTCGGGGTTGGGTTGATGAGTGAAACAGCAAATTATTTTTATGTTTATGGATATTTTAATGAGGATGGAACTCCTTATTACATAGGTAAAGGTCATGGATATAGGATGTATGAGAAACATTCAAATGTTATAGTTCCACCAAGAGAAAGAATAAAAAAATTATATGATAATATTTCTGAAGAAGAAGCTTTTGATAGAGAAGAGATGTTAATTTTTAAATATGGTAGGAGGGGAATAGATAAAGGAGGAATTCTAAAAAATATTCAAGAACGTGGTCATGGTTGTAAACAAACATATCATACTTTAGAGGAACAAAAAAAAGCAAAAGCAAGAGGGGACAATAGGTATTGGAAAAAAATTAAAAAAAATCCTGAAAAACATGCAGAAAGAAAAAAATATAAAACAGAGTGGGCTTATAAAAAAGCAAGAAAACAGGGAAAACCAAAAAGAGAAGAGTGTGGCAGGAAGTTTAAAGTAGTGTGTCCCGAAGGTAAAGTTTATGAAGGTATTAATTGCAAACCCTTTGCTGAAGAACATGGTTTACATCCACAATCTTTTACTGCTATGTGTAGAGGAGAATTAAATTTTTGTAACGGATGGACTAGATATGGATGGGAAGTGCCAAAGGGATATAAAGTTATCAAGATTAGAGATAATTATAGACTTGATAAAATCAGAAAAAAATCTAAAAATCAATATGCATTTAAGATGATAGATCCTCAAGGTAATATACATGAAGGGTTTAATCAACGTGAATTTTGTGAAAAAAATAGATTGAATCCCAAATATCTAAGCAGAGTATTATTGGGAAAAAGAAATTACACTAAAGACGGTAACGGTGGCAAATGGACAAAGGCTTGACATAACTTCATAAATACCCTTAGACGCATGGATTGGGTGATTGATACATCAGCTAACGTCGTTATATCCAAGTCTAACGAAGTATTTTTAAAAATTGATTCAGAACCTCATATTGAGTATGAGTTAAGAGACCACTTTACCTTTGAGGTAGAGGGGGCAAAGTTTATGCCGCAATATCGTAATAGGAATTGGAATGGAGAGATTCACCTATTCGATATGAGAACAAAGAAGATATATGTAGGACTGTTAGATAAGATTATTGCTTTCTGTGAAAGGCACGATTACACATATAAATTTGAAGATAATGAATATTATGGTGCTCCTTTTGAAGTCAATGAAGGAATATCATATGATGGTGTAAAAGATTATATGCAATCTATTTGCAATCATCAACCCAGGAAGTACCAAATTGAGGGAGTATACGATGCCTTAAGACATAATAGAAAGCTATTGATATCACCCACTGCTTCAGGCAAATCTTTGATGATTTACTCTCTTGTAAGATATTATGTTGACAAAGGGCAAAAAATTCTTTTAGTTGTTCCCACGACATCACTCGTAGAACAGATGTATAAGGATTTCTTAGATTATGGCTGGGATGCTGAGTCATACTGCCACCGAATATATGCAGGAAGAGATAAAACAAATGAGTTTCCAGTTACAATTACTACTTGGCAATCTGTATATAAATTGGAAAGATCATTCTTTGAAGATTACAATGTAGTTATAGGAGATGAAGCACACCTCTTTAAGAGTAAGTCCCTTATATCTATAATGACAAAATTACACCATGCAAAGTATAGATTTGGATTTACAGGAACACTTGATGGCACACAAACTCATAAATGGGTACTGGAAGGATTGTTTGGACCATCATATAAAGTAACAAAAACTGATGAATTAATGAAACAAGGACATCTGTCTCAATTAGATATTCAATGTCTTGTTTTAAAACATCCTCCTCAAAAGTTTGAAACATATCAAGATGAAATAGAATATTTAATTACTCATGAACAGAGAAATAGTTTTATCAAAAATCTTGCATTAGATTTAAAAGGAAATACTTTAGTTCTATTTGCAAGAGTTGAAGCACATGGTCAAGTTCTTTACAATTTGATAAATAATAGTAGAAGAGATGATCGTAAAGTATTCTTCATTCATGGTGGTGTAGACACTAGTGAGAGAGAACTTGTTAGAGAAATTACGGAGGAAGAATCTAATGCGATCATTATTGCCAGTTATGGTACTTTCAGCACTGGTATTAACATTAAACGGTTGCACAACATCATTTTCGCCTCCCCCTCCAAATCAAGGATTAGGAATCTCCAGTCCATCGGCAGGGTCTTAAGAAAAGGAAAAGATAAAGTGAAGGCAACTTTATATGACATAGCAGACGATTGTATTACTAATACAAAAAGAAACTATACACTAAATCATTTTATAGAAAGAATCAAAATCTACAATGAAGAAAATTTTAACTATGAAATTATAACAATACAATTAAAGAAATAATATGGAAGAAGACTTTTATGCAACATTAAAATTATATTCGGGTGAAGAAATTTTCGCACGGGTAGCAGCTTCAGAAGAAGAAGATAGAACTATGCTATTGATTCATAATCCTATTACTGTTTCTGAAGTGAAAACAAAGAGTGGTCTTATGGGATATAAAGTAGAACCTTGGTTAAAGACTAGTAGAGAGGATCTGTTTCTAATTAATTTAAATAGTGTTATTACCATGAGTGAATGTCAAGATACTGAAATGATAGTATTACATCAACAATTTGTACATGATAGTGGTAATGGTAATGGATCTTCTAAGATTAATAGAAGAATGGGATATATATCTAGTGTAAATGATGCTAAAGAAATATTAGAAAAGATCTATAAAAAGGATATTAATAATAAAAGCTAAATCTATCTCATCAACCCTGACAGAGTTATTCTATTGGTATAATGGGAACTTGTCAAGTGTCTTGATAAATGTTATACTATCTACATAGTAGTGATAAAGACTTATGGCAATAGTTAGACCTATGGCGAAACGTAAGAGATCTGAACACTATGTAAATAACAAAGAGTTTCTTGCTGCATTAATCAAGTATCGTGAAGATGTTGAGATTGCACGATTGCAAGATAAAACTAAACCAGTTATACCAAGGTACATAGGTGAATGTTTCTTAAAGATTGCTAATCATTTGTCTTTTAAACCCAACTTTGTTAATTACATGTTTAAGGAGGACATGATCTCTGATGGAATCGAAAATTGCGTTCAGTACATACATAACTTTAATCCTGAGAAATCCAAGAATCCTTTTGCTTACTTTACGCAAATTATACATTATGCATTTCTCCGCAGAATACAAAGAGAAAAACGTCAGTTAGAAATTAAAAATAAAATACTTGAGAAGTCTGGATACAGTGAAGTTTTTGATGATAGTAACCAGATTGACGGATCTACTTATTCAGACTATAATCAAATTAAGGATGCTGTACATGCTAAGTTACGTAACTAATGAAGATTGCGATCATAACTGACCAGCACTTCGGGGCAAGGAAAAACTCGAAACTTTTTCATGATTATTTTCTGAAGTTTTACAATAATATCTTCTTTCCTACTTTAGAGAAGGAAGGTATTACTACTATCATTGATATGGGTGATACTTTTGATAGTAGAAAGGGAATAGATTTTGCTGCATTGACATGGGCAAAAGATAATTATTATGATCGTTTAAGAGGAATGACTGTCCATACTGTAGTGGGTAATCATACAGCATATTATAAGAATACAAATGATATTAATGCAGTAGATTTATTATTAAGAGAGTATGAGAATGTAAAAATATATTCAGAAACGACATCTATAATGGTTGGTGATTGTAATATTCTTCTTGTGCCTTGGATTAATAAGGAGAATGAAGAGAGGAGTGTTTCTATGATTAAGAAGTCAAAAGCATCTGTGTGTATGGGACATCTTGAATTAAATGGATTCAGAGCAACACCAGGTCATATGATGGAACATGGAATGGATTGGGGTATATTTAATAAATTTAAAAAGACATATTCTGGACATTATCATTGTCGTTCTAATCAGGAAAATATTTACTATCTTGGTAATCCTTATGAGATGTTTTGGAATGATGTGAATGATGAGAATAGAGGATTTCATATATTTGATACAGAAACCTTAGAACATACTCCCGTTAATAATCCATATAGGCTTCATAAAATAATTTATTATAATGACCACGATTATCAGTTATTTGATGCACGGGAATTTGAGGATAAGATAGTTAAAGTTGTTGTAAGGAAAAAAAGTGATCAAATAAAATTTGAAAAATTTATTGATAAGTTGTATAATGTTAATGTAGCAGAACTTAAAATTGTAGAGAACTTTGGTTTGCAAGAGGCAGGTGAGTTTGAAGCATTTGAGTCTGAGGATACTCTCTCTATACTTAATAGGTATATTGAGGAATCTGAAGTTGAACTTGATAAATCAAGAGTACAAAAAATGATTCAAGACATTTACCAAGAGGCATGTGAGATTATCTAATGTATATTCTTACTGTTACTGGTAAAGAAAGTGAAGGTGCTTATTCGGTCATCAATGATGATGGTGATAAAATCCTTTATATCTTTGAACAGGAAGATGATGCTATTCGTTATGCTATGATGTTAGAAGAACAGGATTATCCAGATATGCATATTATTGAAGTTGATGACCAAGTTATGATTCATACTTGTGAATCGCATGGATATAACTATGCTGTCATTTCAAAAAATGATATTGTAGTTCCCCCACCTAAAGAAGATCATGATATTATTTGAAACAATACGGTGGAAGAACTTTCTTTCTACTGGTAATCATTTCACTGAAATAAAACTTGATAATGAATCAACAACTCTAATTGTTGGTACTAATGGTGCTGGAAAGAGTACAGTATTGGATGCTCTTACCTTTAGTTTATTTGGTAAACCATTTCGTAAGATTAGTAAGGGTCAATTAATTAACACTACTAATGAGAAAGATTGTAAAGTTGAAGTAGAATTTTCTATTGCAGAAACTCAATGGAAAGTTGTAAGAGGAATAAAACCAAATCTATTTGAGATTCATAGAAATGGTTTATGTATGGATCAATTTTCCAATGCTAATGACCAGCAGAAGTGGTTGGAAAGAAATGTTTTAAAAATGAACTATAAGTCTTTTACTCAAATTGTTATTTTGGGTAGTAGTACATTTGTTCCCTTTATGCAATTAACAGCTCCTCATAGAAGAGATGTCATTGAAGATCTTTTGGATATTAAAATATTTTCTTCTATGAATAGTTTGATTAAGGATAAGATTAGAGAAGTTAAAGAAGAAGTGAGAACTTTAGAACTTAAGAAAGAATCTCTTAATGATAAAGTTGATATGCAAAAGAATTTTATAAAGGAGTTGGAAGACCAAGGTAAAGAAAGAATAGAAGACAATAAACAAAAAATAACTAATCTATTTTCAGAGTGTGATAATTATGTTTCTGAGAATGAAGCATTTGAAAATGATGTTCATGATCTAACTATAACTCAAGAAGTTGTAACAGGAGCTACAGGAAAGTTAGTTGAGTTGGGAATGCTTAGGGGAAAAATATCTAATAAAGTAGCAACCATTACTAAAGAGCATAAGTTCTTTACAGATAACACGGTTTGCCCTACCTGTGGACAGGACATCCAAGAAGATTTTAGAATAAATAAACTGGATGATGCTCAATCTAAGGCAAAGGAACTCAAAGCTGGTTATCAAAAACTGGAAGAGGCTATTAAAGAAGAAGAAGAGCGAGAGCATCAATTTACTCAACTATCTCAGGAGATTACTAAACTAACGCATGGCATTTCTAAAAACAATAC